GAAACATAGGCGGAACTTTCTGCACCATAGAAGATTATAATTTTCACATAGAAAGTAATACGAATTCAGACATTTCTAACTCTAAAGGACTTAAAGAAGATATACAAAGGCTCTTAGGGGCCGAGCAGCTAATCCCTGCTGACATGCTAACCTTCGACCGGGAAGAATGGGAAGCTTTGATAATCTTATAATAGGGTGGACAACCTGCTTTATATTTAATAGATTAGAGATATATCTAAAACTCTAAACTTTAAAAGTAATTTCTCAATGCCTCAATTTATAAAAAACCTCATCAACTCTTTCAAAGTAGAAGAGTCTAGAGCTATAGAAGTTTTTGCAGGTGTGCAGGGAGCCTTTATAACCACAGGATCTCTAGTACTTTCAAACCTTTACCCTGGAACACTTTGGCTTTTAACCTTGATAGCTTTAACAAGTTATTTACATATATACGCTGTCATAGTAAACTCTTTAGCCCTTAGACATTACTCATCGTTAATATTGTTCGCAGCCTGTCTAGGGTATGTGTTTATCTTAACGAAGACCTTACCTTATTCATACTTTGAGTTTATATTTTATCTTGCTATAGCTTGGACCAACGCATGAACAGCGTGGACAACAAAACAGAAATTAAAAAACTAGGAAAGGTTAAATGATGTCTAAGATAACTGGCGCGATGGAGACACTCTCTAAAATGAATTATAGGAGTGTTATCATCTTGTTTCTTTTGTGTGTCATAGGGCTAGGGTCTTTTTATACATACAGGAAAATAGAATCTTTAGAGTTTGCCGTGGAAGCTAGAGAAATTGTAGGGCCTCGGGATAAATATTTCCAGGAGTTTGGCTTAGAGAGATTGAAAGATGACAGGGATATACGAGATATACTTACAGAGATCAGGCTAACAACTGAATCTACATCTGTAGTTCTCTGGGGATATCATAATGGTGTCAGTGTTGGACCTTTCCCTTTTAAGAAGATGTCTGTGCTCGACGAGAGTGTTGAGCCTGGGGCAGCTAGGATGTCTAGGAAATATCAGGACACGCCCCTTAGCTTATTTGTAGGTCTTACTGTAGAGCTTTGAGAAAACAAAGATAAAGCTTTAGTATTAGACAGGGAGTTAGCAAAGGAAAAATATCCTAATGTGCACTTCCAGATGATAGAATACGGGTTTCATTATGCTTTCTATTATCCTGTATCTATAAAAGGGTTTAACCCCCCTATAGCTATAGTGGCGGTGTATATGAAAGGCAATAAGATGGCAACTATATTAGATACAAAGTCTAAGAAAGAGGCTTTCAAAGCTTTCTCGCTTGAGCAAGCTCAACGCATTGAATCTATATTTAATGCACAATATATAAGAGACAAGGAAAACGAAAATGGATAGTAAAAAACTAGCTGAAACATTAAATGATTTGAGATTATTCCCAAGAATATTTGCAGTGCTTTTTATCTTAATGGTTTGGGATGTGGCCTCTTGGTATATGGAGCTGCCTAGTCCGGGGATAGAGCAGAGTGGTTTTGCCTCTACTGTTATAGCCACTAGCGCTGCTTACTTTAAATTTTATGTAGGGTCTGGAAACAAACTATTAGGGGAAAAAGATGCCGAAAAATAATATAAACGAAACCACAGCAATCAGCTTAGAGTTGAAAACTTTGATATTTATAATAGTCTTTGTGGCTTCAGCTGTGACTACTAGTATCTGATGATTTGTAGACTTTAACGGTTCTATAGATGAGAGGTTTACTGCGATGGATAAGCAGATAGAGCTTGCTAAAGAGCTACCTGCCATAGGAACAGGGCTGTATGATATAGATAAAGCTGATCCTAACGCTAAAGAAACTTGGCCACCTAGAAAGACTGAGTATGATATGAAGGATCAAATGATAAGAAGCTCTCTACAAAGAGCTTTACAAGATATTGAAGATTTAAAAGAAGAGATTAAAAGATTAAGAGAGAGGGACTAACCATGTTTAAAAAAATATTATTAACAATAGCCTTATTAATATGCTGTACAGTTGCTTTAGCAGCTCAAGGGATACCATTTTTAACCTATGACACCTTCGAGGACTCCACTAATTTACAAGGAGAAGTTGTGGTTATAGAATTCTGGGCTGACTGGAATAGTGAAAACGCTTATGACTTAACAGTTTTAGAAGGCGCAAAGGTTTACAGAGTAGACGCAGATAAAAATATAGACCTAGTTAGAGAATATGAAATCATAAGTCTTCCCACAGTGTTAGTTTTTTACTATGGTGACTTGGTGCATAGGGACGATGCTGACGTAACGTTCTCTAAGAAAGAAGAGATTATACATATACAAGATATTATAGATCAGTATATATTTTAATCTTTTGACCTTAAAGAAAAAAAGAGTATATTTAAACTATGAACAATATAATAACAGGAACCTTACTAGCTTTATTCTTAGCCTCTTTGGGTTATGCAATATTTCTAAAGAACTTTACAGTACCCGATCTAGAAGATAGGATCACAGAGCTAGAGAACGCTCCAGTCGAAACACAGACCGTTTACCTCCCAGGTAAGCGTGACACCGTGATAGTCGTTGATACCGTTGAGGTGTTCAAGCCTCGAAGCGGAGCAATTACACAGACAAATAATATCGAAAGGTCAGAAGAAGTTAAAAACTATGAAACTGCATTTGGGGATAGCCTTGTTAAAGGTACAATCTATAATACAGTTAAAGGTCAAGGCTATTTAGCGAATGCTAATGTAGAGTATAGTCTTAACAGACCGATTATAATCGTCGAGAGGGTTGATACATTATTTAGAACAGACACAAGAACGATTGTAAAGTTTGTTCCAGAAGAACGGCCATGGCGTATGCAAGTTGGACTGTTCGGTGGAGCTTCTCCTAACCCTGACATGAATATTTACCTTGGACCTACAGCAGGATTCTTAGCTCCTAACGATACTTGGATAGGGTACAGCTATGATGTCTTAAATGATGCACACCTTATAAGTTACAGGACTACAATTAAGTTCGACTTTGTGAAAAAAATATCGTTAAATCCTTTTAAATGATAAAATAATTTCTTATATTCCACAATGAATTTAGAACTACAAAGATTTTCATCTCAAACTGACGACACCTTAGGGTTATTTTTTAACGCAGATAGCGTTTATAAATTTCGTTGCTTTACATTAGAAGATGAGCATAGAACTGAGAAAGTATATGGAGAGACTCGTATACCGGCCGGAAAGTATGGGCTTAAGCTTAGGACGCACGGCGGTTTTCACGATAGCTATCTAAAACGCTATGGTGCAGACTTTCATAAAGGTATGGTCCAGATAATGGATGTTAAAGACTTTACAGATGTTTTAATACATGCTGGAAATACAGACGAGGATACAGCGGGTTGTATCTTAGTTGGTGATGCTTGTGACTCTAATGCAGAGGGCAAGACAGACAGAGGCTCTATAAGTAAATCACGTAATGCTTATGAACGCTTATACCCGGAAATACGTGACGCCCTGATAGCCGGCGAAAAGGTTTATCTAAAGATTAGAAATCTTGACACAATTTAATATTAAATTTAATTAAACGAATACATGACAGTTACATTAAAGAACTTCGAAATACAAAATATCATGGACGTACTTGGTGAGTTATCTCAACAAGACTTAGATGATATCAAAATCTCTTATCGAATAGGTAAGGTTATTAAAGTGCTATCTAGCCACTCTGAGGATTACCAAGAGTCTAGAAAAACTTTAGTTGAGAAGCATGCAAAGAAAAAGAAGAACGGGGACATCATCCTTGCCACTGATGAAGATGGTAAAGAGATTGAAGGCTCCGTACAACTAGAAGATCAGGAAAAATTCAACGAAGAGATCTTAAAGATCTTGAACGATGAAGTTGAGGTACAGATCCCTGTAACTCTTTCTGTGGATCTTCTAGCAGATGCAGGCGTTAAGCTCAAGCCACATAGAGTGGTTATCTTAGAACCTTTATTTGATGACGGAGGTGAGTAATATTTTAAAGGGGGTTTAGATACCCTCTTTTTTATGCCGGTGTGGCAGAGCGGCTAATTGCGCTGGTCTTCAAAACCAGAGAGAGGTGTCCAAAGCTTTTCCGTGGGTTCGAATCCTACCGCCGGTGCCAATTTAAGGCTTGCTCAATGAGCAGGCCTTTTTTATTGACTTTTCTACGCAGGGTTTGTATATTTAAGAACCTACACAACAAACAAATTATATAAAAATATGAATAAACTAGCTTCCTACAATTACGATATATTAGATTATATCCTGGCTGGGGACTTTGAAAAGATCGGTAAGGTCGTTGAGACTTTAAGCGACACCGCTAAAACAGCAAATGTTCCTGACTTTGAAGAGACTCAAGATATGCCAAATACAGACTTCGCACTTATCACTTATCACCCTGGACAAGGCGAAATTAAAAAGTATGCCAAATATGACAAGGCTTCTACAGAACTATCTGTAGCCTTCCTATCTAACAGGCATCAAGAACTTCCAGATGAAATCGTGAAGACTGCTGCAACAAACTTAAAGAAGGCTTCGTCTATTTATGGCGTAGACTTTCCAGAATCATTAGAGTCTTTTGTAAAGACCTCAGATTATATTGACCCTATAGTAAACATTACGGCAATTGATGAGTATGCATTTACACAAAAGCTTGCTTGGGCTGACGGCGAAGATAACATTAGCGAGTATGCTATACCATCTGAAAAGAAATACCCTATCTCCAATAAAGAAGAGATCGAGAAAGCTGCTCAATTCTTTAACACTTATGTTGATGAATTAAACCCTGTAGAAGCTTTAGAGTATGCTAACAATGTAAAGAAGGCTGCTCAAACGTTTAACGTTAATATAGAAGCTTCTAAGATAGAGAAGTTTGCTAACCTTTCTATAACTGATGTCAATGCTGACTTACCTTTGCATATAAAACAACGCAAAGACTATATACCAACTACTGAGAAAAAGGCTCATAGTTCTTATGATGAATTAGAGAAGAACGCTTCAGCTCTTACTCCTAGTGACATATCTAGACAGCTTACTGAGCTTGATATAGAGAATAATATAGATCATCATTGGGGACGTGGAATATCCAACCCAGCGGTGGCAACATTCAGAGAGAAGACAGCCTCTAAGGCAGATATCTCTATTGAACAGCTTCAACGAATTCCAGCCGCAGAGCTTACTGCTCTTGTTGGTACAGAAGCTGTGGACGATTTAAGGGGTGAAGAGGGTATCCTAGTTTATAATACTCTACCAAGACCTATTAAAAAAGAGGTTAAGCGTTTAGCGGAGAACTCGTAATGTGGGATTTTTTAGATCTTATTTTCTTTGCAGCTATTGCAGGTGCATTTATTTGGCTTTATATTCATGATAGGAAGCTAGAAAAGCCACAAGTAAATGTAACTGTTAATGTTCCAGAGACTAAGGTTGTAAATAATCCAGGCAACCACACTATTAGTCATACAGGTACATGGAATTCAGACAACGTAGAAAAAACGACAACCAACAACGTAGTACCAATAGAAGAGCCCGACCGCTCAGACGATTGGATAAATATTAACCCAACAGATTCAAATTAACATGACTTTAACAGGAATAGATTGTGGAACTGGTAACTTTGTAAGTGCTAGCGACGCAGGCGTTGAGATACAACGTAACGCATTTTTAACTATTAACAAAGACTCTTCTACTAAGAAGCAGCTTAAACGTATGAACATACCCTATGTAGAGATCGGTGACGAGCTACATCTTATAGGGCAAGATGCCTTCAATTACGCAAACATTTTACCTAACGCTGAGCTAAGACGTCCTATGAAGGATGGACTTTTAAATCCTTCTGAGAAGGATGCTCTCCCTATCCTAAAACATATTGTAGGAACTATGGTAGGTGGCGAAGCTACGCAAGGTAGCAAAGTAACTTACTGCATCCCGGCTAAGCCGATCGATGTAGAACGTGAAGTAGATTATCACGAAGATGTCTTAAAGAAAATTATAAGCTTTTATGGCTATACGCCAAAGAGTGTGTACGAGGCTTTCGCCCTAGGACATGTTGGCCTGAAGGATGATATGCTAACAGGTATATCTATATCCTTCGGCGCCGGTATGGCTAACATAAGTGTAATGTATATGGGCTTAGGAGCTTTAAACTTCTCTGTGAGTAAGAGTGGTGACTGGATTGATAAGCAAGTCTCAACAGACTGTGGTATCTCCACCTCTAAAGCTCAGCAAATAAAGGAGAAGGGTAACTATAGCATAGCCCCTAAGTCTGTACCAGAGACTAGAGAGCATAATGCTATCAAGACTTATTACAGCTCATTGATCCGCTATATTCTAGCGAACATTGCCAACCAATTTAATAGCACAGATAACGTGCCGTCTTTTCCTAACCCGGTACCTATTGTTGTTGCCGGTGGTACAGCTATGCCAGAAGGCTTTGTGGAATTATTCCAGGAAAACTTTACGCAAAAAGACTTCCCTATAGATGTCAGTGAAATTCGTTTAGTAGACGAGCCTTTTACTGCTGTAGCTAGAGGATGTCTAGAAATAGCTAAGCTTGAGGAAGAGGACGAAGATGAATAAAGAGATAGAGGAAACACTTCAGAACGAAGAGTATATAGAGCCAGAAACTGTAAGACATTTTAGAGGGGAGGATACACCTTCCCTCCAAGTGTTAAAAGATATGACGTATAATCTAGTTGTAAAGACTAGAGCACCTTATGTCGACTTTTATGTATTCGAGAACGTTGTTCATGTTTTGAACGACATAGAACCTGATGTAGAAAACTTACAAGGGACAACACCTGAACAGATATGGTATGCTTTAATAGAGATGGAGAAGATGTTAGGCAAAGAGCTTGAGCTTTCCCACGAAGTGATGTCATATATCAAATTTATACACCGTGACCATGGATGTTTATTTTTACCGTCCGTGGGTTTTGACAAAATTAATAACCCTTTACTTGAAAAGGTACAACAAAGAGCTACAAAGGGAAGCTTGATAGAGGATGCAAGTCCTTTAGATAATCAAGCTATTAAGTACGCTAGAATTTTAGAATATATAAACCAAAAAACATAAACTAAATGGCTGATACATATAACGATTACAAGCATTCAGATACTATGGGTGGGGATAGAAAATATCCAAATCCTTTCTTTGACTTAGCTAAAAATCACATACCTACTAACATAAAGAGCCTTTTTAAATATTGCCACTCTTTCTTTCATACAGATCCGTTCCTATCGAACGTTGTTCGAAAGGTAACAGAGTATCCTTTAACCGAGATATTATACGACACTGAAGTAGATCTAGCAACTAGAAAAAAGTATGACATAATACTTCATGAGAAATTGAATATTAATACCTTCTTACTAGAGATCGGATTAGATTACCATACATACGGTAATTGCTTTATCTCTATGTTTGCTAAAAAGAAAAGATTTTTAAAGATACCAGGCCAAGACGCCAAACCTATAGACAGGACAGATTATAAATACCGTAAATTTGAATTCTATTTAACAGATCCTACTACAGGTAAGGAAGTAAAAGCACAAGTTATAGATGAAGCTATTAACTCTATGGAAGCTGTTAGGATGCTTAGATGGAATCCTGAGAATATTGATATAGATTATAACCCTATTACTGGTGAGTCTACTTATTATTATAGTATACCTAACGATGTCCGTAAAAAGATAACTCGAGGAGATAAGAGTATGATTGAAGATACTCCTATGATCTTTATGGATGCTATTAAAAATAAGAAACGTATTGAATTAGATAGGAAAAGCTTTTATCATTTTAAGCGTCCAGGCCTGTCAGAGAGTGACATGGGTTGGGGTAAGCCAATGATATTAGCTGCCTTAAAGAAAATTTACTACCTTCAAATTCTGCAGAGAGGTAACGAGGCAATTGCTCACGAACATATTGTTCCTAAGAAAGCAATCTCTCCTGCCAACACTGCAACTTTAGACCCTTTAACTCAGCTTAACCTCCCTAAATGGAAAGGTCAAATTGAAGGAACGGTTAAAAAGTGGAAGAAAGATCCTAACCATATTGCTGTGTTCCCAATACCTATCGGGTATCAAGAGCTAGGTGGTAATGCAAGGGGCTTGATGCTAACACCCGAGATGAAATTCTTAGAAGAGAATATTATTAACTCCCTCGGTGTACCTATTGAATTTATCAAGGGTGGGGCTTCATGGACAGGTAGTTCAGTATCTCTTCGTATTGTAGAGAATATGTTTATGACTTATAGAAACCTATTACTAGATTTCTTAAATCATTTCTTAATACCTAAACTAGTAAGCTTTTTGAATTACCCAGAAGTTAAGCTAAAGTTTAAGGCATTTAAAATGTCAGATGACGCCCAAGCTAAACAGTTAATGTTGCAACTTTCTGAGTTAGGTAAACTGAGTGATCAACAATTACTTGATGCTTTTGGATTTACTTACGAAGAAGTTACAAAAGAAATGAAGCAAACTATGGAGGAAACCTTAGATGCTCAGAAACGACAAGCTATTAACCAAGCTGAGGCTCAAGGTGAGGCCACAATTGTACAGCAAAGATACGCTATAAGAGCGCAAATTGAAGCGCAGCGTGAGCAGATCAAGCAACGCTTAGTGAAGCTTGAAGAAGAGATAATGTCGGAACAAGGTCAAGTATCTGGAAACCTTGCAGGACTTATTGAATCGTTGGCTGTTCAGTTAATGTATCTCCCTCCAGAGCTACAGATATCTGAGGCTGCAAAGTTACATAAGAATTCCCCTACAACTCATGGATTGGTTATGGAGACTGTTCAGATGTATCAGGAGAGTGGTGTTATACCAAGACCTGATGGATCCCCGGGTAACCCGGCAGCGGGAGCTCCTGCGGCTACACAACCTGCAGAGAAGAGTCCTGGTGAACGAGAAAGTAACAAAGCTAAACCAAGTAAAACAGAAAAAACTAAAGGGCAGACGAGAGGAACCCCTTAAAAGATAAAAGCCCCTTAACGGGGGCTTAAATCCTAAGCTAAAAAAAATAAAGACTATTATGGAAAAATACGCAACATACCAAGTGTTCAAAAACATAGAAACAGCAGAACTAAAAAGAGTCCCCCTAGACGATCCTGAAGGGATTGAAAAAGTCGCACAAGATTCTAAATGGGTTGAGCTAGACTATGATCCTGAGGAAGCAGTGTAATGGAATATATTGATCTAAACATATCTGAAATGTCAGGGGGGCGTAAGAAAGTAAAAGTATTTTGCCTCTCTAATCCAAAAGAGAGTGAAGAGTTTGAAGAGCTACTTAATAGTGATACAGTTAAGATATTGGACCGAAGTACTTACTCTATGGACAAAATGGGTAGAATAATGACAGTTGTAGAGTGAGAAGAGGAAGGGTAACTATAATTCCCATTTAAACCCATAGGCTTTAGCCCTGTCTCCATTTAAAACACCTGTAATATTGTTAGCTTTGGTAACATTTAAATACTTACTAGCCTCCCTTATGGTTCCGAAAACATTTAAAACTTCATTTGTTATGGGGTCTATCTGTTTTATATTTTCATATTTAACTTTAGCCAAAAGTTTACCCTTCCATATTCACTATAAGAGTTTTGTAGATGAGTATTCTTATGGTTACCTACACTTAATTTATAAAAATGGTCTCGCTTTCTCTGAGAAAGGTTTTTACTGCTACCAATATAAACCTTTCCATTTACGTTATTTTTCACAAGATAAATACCTGATTTAACCATTGGGGGCCTGAATAAGCTTATCCATTAAAAATTCCCTTTTATCATCCCATAGAAACTCTTCGTTAATACGATCTACTACTTTTTGATCGAACCTTTTTTCTTTGCCATCTGCCTTCCACTCGGCGTAAACTTTTTCAAGCACTTCTACAAAGTGGCGCTCATCTACTAAGGGCCTGATTTGCCCATTATCTTCTTTAAAATTAGCGACAGCTCTATTTTTAACCATATGTCCAAACGGTCCTAACATCTCTGGTATAGCTGAGTTCTTAGGGGCTATAGTTTCAATCCCTACAGCTGCAGCTTCAAGAATACTTAGTCCACAGCCTTCCCCCATAGTAGAAGTAATGTTATAATCTGCCGCATTATAAAATTCATTTAATAGACTTTCTGAGATCTCTCCCTGATGTATATTATGTCCATTTATAGCTATGATTTTACCATAATCCTCCTCCACTAAATTAGCGTTAGCCATATGAGAAGTTAAGTGATCTCCAGGCAGAACGCCCATAGCTGGGCTCTTTGGCATCATGTGTAAATAAAGCATGACGTCCTCTTTATTATCTGGGTTGTCTTCTAGATCTCGGGTCATACAGAGTTCGCAAGAATTTATATTTCTCGGTTGGATATGGTCGCAATCGTCACACCTTTTATAACCTTTAGCAAACATAGAGAATGCCCTCATGCCTAAATCTACTTGCTTTCTTGGTTGGAACGCATTAATATTGATGAAGACTAGCTTGTCTTTCCAGCCTACCGGAGCTCTAAGAGCTTTGATATAATCTGGGTCTAAAGGTTTAAATGTTTTGGTGTCTACCCCGTGGTATAATTTATACACAGGCTTATTTATATTTGGTAAATAGTCATTAAGCATGTCTATAGCCCAGTCGCTATAGGTTATTAGGATATCACTGTGCTCAAATATAAATTGGTATCCTGAGAATAAGGGCTGCCCGTCTATAGGGAAATAGCTCACTATCTTGCTCTCTGGTGACGCTTCTTTTATATCCTGTATGATCATATCTATATTAAATATATCCTGAAATAGAAATATTACATCTGGTTTGAGACGTTTGGCTTCTTTTACTAGTGCTGACAGATTAAGCCAATCTTTTTTATCTTTATCCGTGTGGATAATTTTCTTAAATTTAGTCTTATCATATTTTACTTCTGGGTCTCTAGAATTTATGGCTACCACAGTAACATCAAATTCTTTATAGGCTTCGGACAATAAGTTCTTGGCTACGTTAGCAAATCCAGTTGGAGCTATGAAATCGTGCCATGTTAATAGTGTTGGTTTACTCATATATAATTATATTATTTTTTAGATTCTCTACAATATACGAAAAAAAATCCTAATGTAAAAAAAAGAGAGAGCATAAATGCTCTCTCTCCTTAAACTAATCTAGGTAGTAGACTAATTCTCATTTGTAATAAGATGTGATGTGATCTGAACATGCCGCCAGCGGTAACCGAGTCGACGCCTGTAGATTTCCTGAAGGAACTCGGTCCACTTATGTCGATCAGGTTAAGAGGGAGGGTTGGGTGAATTCCAAGCCTACGAGTAATAGTCACGCTAATATTTCAACTGGATAATTATCGTTAATTGTCGGAGTTGGCTCAACCGGTGAACCAGTAAACCTATGTATACATG